ACTCGTGTGACCACTGTGGCACCATCGAAAAAACGCTCACCGCATGGACGCCGCACCAAATCGAAGGATGCCCCTGCCTCTGCCACGAATACAGGGCAGGCCGACTCAAAGCAAGCCGAGAACGATGGCAGAAACACGGGTCTGACTGACTGGTTGGATAACCGTCTCCGCGACGGCGACATCCGTTATTGGACGAACGTGAACGGTATCGACGTGTACCACATCATCAACAGGGGATGGATCAACGAATGACAGCACCTATCCAGAAACCAGTATCGGAGATGTTCTAGTGACGACGCTGCGGTGGCGTGTAGAGCACGGCGACTGTCTGACGGTGATGCGCACGATGCCCAATCAGTCGGTCGATGCGATAGTCACCGACCCGCCGTACGGGTTGGAGTTCATGGGCAAAGAATGGGATGCGCCCTGGAAGTCAGCCGAGGTCGTCACTGTGACTGATGAGGCGACCAACGGCATCTTCCACACGAAGGGATTCTCGCACGGGGTCAGGTTCTCTCGTGGCACAGATGAGATGAGGGCGTTCCAAGCGTGGTGCACTGAGTGGGCGGTGGAGTGTCTGCGGCTGCTGAAACCGGGCGGGCATCTGCTGGCGTTCGGCGGGTCACGCACCTATCACCGTCTGGCGTGCGCTATCGAAGATGCAGGGTTCGAGATACGAGACCAGATCATGTGGGTGTACGGTTCTGGCTTTCCGAAGTCAATGAACATATCCAAGGCCATTGACAAGATGATGGGTGCCGAAAGAGAAGTCGTCGGTGTCGGCACTTCCGGAAAATCTCGCCATGTCCTCAATGCCGCCAACACCCCAGACACATTCGGCGGAGAGTACGAGATAACGGTTGCGGCATCCGATGAGGCCAAACAATGGGAAGGCTGGGGAACCGCGCTCAAGCCAGCGCACGAACCGATGGTGCTTGCGAGGAAACCCTTGGAAGGCACGGTCGCACAGAATGTCCTGAAGCACGGCACGGGGGCGCTCAACATCGACGGATGCCGAGTCGTGCGTGCCGATGGCGACATCTCGCAGGCAGGGCAGCGCACACTCACCTTCGGGCATGATGATGAGCCGACGAGCGGCGGCGACGGATCAGGCGGCTGGTCACAGAACGATGCGGGTCGCTGGCCTGCGAACTTCATCCATGACGGCAGCGACGAAGTGCTCGAACTATTCCCCGAAACGGCTGGCGGTGCAAGACCAGCAAAAGCAAACAAACCGACCGGCGAACATTACGAGGGCGGATGGGGTCCGATTACCGACGGTGAACGTATCGAGTTCGCGGGCGGTTCGGCGGCTCGGTTCTTCTACTGTGCGAAAGCGTCACGCTCAGAGCGTGAAGCAGGTCTCGACGACTTCGACCCGAAACGCGACTCCGACCGCACCGCCGACGACCTACCCGGCGGCGACAACCCGCGCAACCGCAGCAACACCGCACGCCGCAACCATCACCCCACCGTCAAACCAATCGCACTCATGCGATACCTCGTCCGCCTCGTCACCCCGCCGGGCGGCGTAGTGCTTGATCCGTTCACAGGCTCAGGCACCACAGGCATCGCCGCCATCCGCGAACACGCAGAGTTCATCGGCATCGAACAATCAGCCGACTACATCGAAATCGCATACAACCGCATAGCCGAACACCACCGACAACTACTCAACAGGGGATGGATTAACGAATGAAAGTACTCAGCGAGATACCCGTATCGGAGATGGTAGATGCAACTCGGTAAGTTTGACTGCTCGACTGGACTCATCAACGTCCTTTACCAACGCGACGATTTGGTTGTGAGAAACGCACGAGAAATAGACAAGGCGTTCATCGACAAACTGCAACGCGACAACTCGCACGCGGTCGGTTTCATTCAACGCACCATCTGGGACAGGTACGTGTTCGGCGGGGAAAGAAACTTCGTAGTGTTCATCTGCGAAAAGAACACGGACATGGTGGGTTACGTCCTCCTGACGCCGGGAACTGGCGCCTATTCGTACGCCAAGATACAGAAAATCGCCGTGCGAGATGATGCGCGTCGACTTGATTACGGTTCGGCGTTGATTGCCGTCGTCAAAGATTTTTGTCAAACCTTCGGCAGGAAAGGAGTTACTTTGCGTTGCCGTGTCGACTTGGAAAGCAACCATTTTTGGCGTGCTTTGGGTTTCGCTCTGTACGGAGTTTGGGAAAAAGGCAAAATAAATCACGTCGGAATGAAAGCATCCGACAACATCAACCTTTGGCGAATCGACCTCAACGACTACCTTCCGTCCTTGTTCCAAGACACCGACTTGTTAGCACCCGAGGTGTTCCAACAATGAAAGTATTACACGACTTCATAGCCGAACACGAACCAGAAGCAATCCTCTTCGACGGGTTGGACGACGCGTTGATCGGCTACGCGGAACGACCCAACCAGCGACCGCTCGCCGTCTACGACTACGACCTGCTCGTGGAATGTTTCGTCGCCAGAGGCGACACCATAGAAGAAGCCGTCGAATGGATCGACTACAACATCGTCTCGTTGTGGGCGGGCGACACGACCCCGCTGATTCTTTACCGTCCACCGGCATGAAAACCACCCGCTACCGATGCCCGCTCTGCGGCAACGCCGTCACCCTCCACGTCGAACCGACGCGACCGCCCACGTGCATCAACCCGAAGTCGCATTCGACGCGACGAATCGAAATGGTTATCAACCAACCCAACAAACGATAAAAGCGACCCGCCGAAAGGAGAGAGAGTACTCTCGACGGGCCGCCAAACCAGTCTACTGCCGCAACTCCACGATCGTCACACCCTCAAACCGTTCATCGTCGACACGCGCCTGCATCGCCGCCGCCGTAGCAGTCGCCCACCAAAACTTGCGGGTCGAAGTGAACGTCGCCCCCATCCAACGATACGGCCCCGCCCACACCTTGCCGTCGGAGTCGCGCCGCAAAACGAACCGCGACCTGGGCACCGGTTGCCGTATCCGGTGAGCCATCACACGGAACAGATGCCTCAACGTTCGCCTCTCAGCACCGCCACAGCGTCACGAACCAGCCGCCGCAACTCATCGGGCCGATCCAACCCGTCATCCAACAGCAGCAACGCCGTCTCAATACGTTCGCGTGCCACCGCCGCAGAAGTACGGGTCGGTTCATCGAACCGTTGAGACGGCAGAAAACATCCGCGCCACTTGCCGTGAACGTACGGATGGCAACGGTCGCGTGTCTCACGCAACTGGAAGACGGCACCGGCACGGTGCAGCACCGACAACGACGCGGACACTTGGCCGTGGTGCAGATGGAGTGCGGCACCGATCTCGCGCCACGTCGCCCCCGCCGGCAACGGTTCGAGATGTTCGCACACCTGCCGTTGCCGCCGTCGCGCCACACCCGTCGTAGCGTTCTCGACCGCCCTCGCCATGCTCGCCGGTCGCGCCACGAACCCTTCGGTGCCGTGGTACGGCAGTTCGATGCCGCCGTTCATTCGCCGACCACGTGACGGCAGAAGAGGTGCGCGAACGGGTAGACCATGACAGCGACCACCGCCGTATCAACCAGGGTTGGCCTGCCGACGGTGACGACGAACATGACCACCACCGCCGTCGTCAGCAAGGCGCGAACCACCAGGCGGCTCACCGTTTGACCCGCCATCCGCAACGCGAACATTCGCCGTGTCGAACCGAACCGTGTCGCCGTTTCCCGGTCACCGACGCTTTGGTGGCACACGGATCGTCGTCGGCGTGAACGGGGCACAACCACGTCGTCACGCTGCCGTCAGGGTGCTTTGCGCACGCGCATCCCGCAAGTTTCGGGGTCATGCCGTCACCTCGTCATCCGCCCAAAACTCGACTGGTGCCAGGCTGCCATCCTCGTCGAACCGGCGTTGGTCGCCGGCCGCCGCGAAACTGTCGAGAACGTACTGTTCGTCGGTGTGCACCTCGCATTCCTCCCGCGCCCACCGATAGATCGTCTTGCACAAGCCCATGACGAACCGGCTCGCAACCTCGTGGATGTCGCTATCCCACGTCTCCGCACCGGGTTCGCCGTCGTCGTCAAGCAGGTAGACGTTCGTGACGCTCGACCACCCCATGTTGCGGGCGGTGACACGGATCGTGTCAATACCCTCAGGCCACGCCAGGTTCGGATGATAGTCGCGCGACAAGGTACCGCTTATCTGAGCGTCGTCAGACTGACCGCACGCCACCGACCAATAGATACGGACACGGTACCGGGCTTCCAGTTCGCGCTTCGACAGTACGCCGCCGCCGTAGCCGTCAGCGAGATACGCGAACCTGCCGGCGACGTATTCGCTCACCATGTCGCTGTCGAGACACTCCCACGCCTCCTGACGTAGTATCTCGGTCGCCTTGCGTTTCGCTGCCGGTGCGAGTTCATCGAACGTGAACACGCGCCGTGTTGCTGTTATCTCTCTCATGTTTCTCTCCTCCTTAGTTGAGATTACCTTGCGCGGCGGCCGCCGTCAAGTCATCCGTCGCCGTAGCCGCCGCCGTCACAGTATGCCCCGCCGAACCGCCTCCGCCCGTAGCACGTCGTCACGGTCGAAGTAGCCCGCCGTCGCCGGCACCCGGTCGGCGGCCGCCGTCACGTCACCGCGACGGATCGCCGCCAGTAGTGCCGCGTCGCTCATCGCCGCCAAAACGTCGCCCGGCACGGTTCGCGGCCGGCTCACGATCGAACCCCCCTCAGAATGTCGGCGCGGGCAGCGGCACGCTTGCCGGCCGCCTCATCGCGTCTCCAACCCCATCCGTGCAGCCCCGTGCCGGCCTCCGCCTCATCCGCCACCGCGCCGGCGACGCGCCGCCGAACATGATCCGTGACCGCCTCCGCGAGTGTCGGCCGGCCAGTCTCACAAGACTGGTACTCAAAACACGCCAACGCGCCGAACACATGCCCCCAGTCCGCGAACCGGTCACGGTCGAACAGCCGCGGCACGTAATCCGCCGGCAGATACCCAACCATACCCCCAACGGTATCGGCGCGAGTGTCGGCGGGGTAGCGGGCGGCGACACTGGCACAGTTCGCCGCCACCAGTTCACGCCCTACGACTGTCGGCCAGTCTGATCCCTCCGCCACGAACAGCCACGAGCGGCCGCGGTCATGCCGCGCAAACAGCCCCCGCGCCGCCTCCGTGAAAACATCGACCGGCGGCACGTCATCGCCGCCCGGCACATACAGCCGCAACCCTGGCGAGTGCCGCTCCATGCTCCACCGCAACCCCGATAGAATGAGGTCAACGGTATCGGGTGCCACCTGGTACGCGCTCATGCCCGCCCCCCCTCAACCAGCACCGCATCGAACCGGTCACCGCCCAACGTGGAGCCGCAAAACTGGCACGGTGACCAACTGAACCAGTGCCCGCGCTCCTCATCGAATGCCGGCACCGGTTCGCCACCGTTGGCCGCCACCGCCACCGCATACGCCTCAGAATGCCCCGGCGCGTACTCCGCGCCCGCGTCGCGGCCGTTGGCCGCCACCTGCAAACAGTCTACGCATACGGCTAGGGGGATCATGTCGCCGCCGTTCATACGGTCACCCCGCAACGCTCCGCAACCGCCAACCGTGCCACGTTCGCCGCGTCACTGTCGAACGGCAACCCCAACAGCCGCCCCAAGTCCGCCACCGCATGCGAGGCCGCCAAAATGCGGGCGTGACCCTCGCGGGCAGTCACGAACCCCGAACCGCCCGAACCGGTGAACCCAGGCACGTCATGCGCCACCGTACCAGTCATGTCATCCGCCGTCACGACATACCAAGTACGGCCATACGGCGCGCGGATGTCGATCACGACAGCCCGCCCCCAACCGTAGCCGGCAAGCGTAGCAGCGTAATGCGCGGCCGCCCGGCGAACGTTCGTTATAGTCACGCGCTCCACGGTCACCCCTCCACCAGTGTTAGAGACTTGTCGGCCAAGTGTGCCACGAACAGCGGCACGACATCGATGAGGTCATAGTCAACGAACAGCCGCCGTTCGTAGAACGGGTGACCAGGGTCATCCACCCCGCCACCCGTCACCAACGCGGCACAGCACCAACCGCCGCGCCCCCGTTCGATGATCACCCCGCCAACCTCCACCGCGCCACCGGCCCGCAACCGCCGCCGCTGCCGCTCCGAAAGTGTAAACATTCTCTCTCCTCTCTCTATGTTGAGACTAGCGGCCGCGCTCCCCGTTGTCAAGTCGCGCAACCATGACCAACAGCAACCAGATAACAGCCGCTTGCCAAGCACCCCAAAGAAAACCGCTCACGAACAGTGACGCTCCCAAAGCAGCGAGAAAGCCGCCCGCGCTTGCCGTAGTTCGACCGCGAGCGGATACGCCTCCCATCGCGCAACGTCACCCGCCTCGCCGTCACCCTCGCCCGCCTCCCGTAGGTCATCGAGTTCGGCTTGCCATTCATCCAAGCCACGCGCCGCCGCCAACAGCACCAGCCGCCACGCCTCGCGGCTCATCCGCTCCCGCCTCATACAGGCCGCCCCGTCACCCCGTCAAGCACCTCCAACGCCAACAGCAACCCATCCGCCAACCCCAACGCGGCCGCCCGCTCAATCGACAGCAGCGCATCCGGCTCACTCTCCTCCTCAACCCTGGCGGCCTCATCCGCCTCACGTCGCGCCACCAGATACGCGGCCGCTATCTCGCGCCTTACGCGCTCCACCTTGCCAGTCATGTCTCTCTCTCTCTCTCTCATGCGAGGGATAATCCCCCCGACACACTCCACCATACGCCACCCCCCAACAGATGTCAAGCAATAAAACCAAAGTCACACCGGCGTAAGGTCAACCTAACAAGTGAACCCCCGCACAAGTAAGGCACACCTAACAAGTAAGGCAACCCTAACAAAAGAAACAACGCACAAGTTAGGCGAACCTAACAAGTGACTACTCTCCGCGGTCACCTCATCACCCGGCGCGTTGCCACGATCCGTCACGGATCGACCACTCTCCGCGTTGCCACTCTCCGCGGTTGATCGACCACACACGGCCAACCAAACACCCGTTCGCCAAACACCCGTTCGCCCCACCCCCCCCACACCCGCAGTCTGCCGAGGCGCGCGGGGGTGTGTGTATGTATTAGGTTGTTGCGGTGTGTTCATTTTTGTTTGCGGGGTGCTTGCTGTTGTTAGCAGGGAGGGTGGGTGACCGGTGGGTGGTTGCGCAGGTTTCGGGCTGCTGCTTCGAGAGCAGCGAGGTTGATGTGGTGGGTTTGTGCTACTGGTTTTTATCCGCCCTCTTCCCCTCGGGGTAACACGGAGCCATTAGCCCCCCCAAGTTCTGTTTTACGTCTGAACCCGTCTGTCTGCATACCGAAAGAAGACGACAATCTTCGGTCCCCTTTTCAGGCCACTTGTTCCGTGCGATCTGGCGATGCTGCCCTGGCGGTTGTTGCGCGAGGAGGAATCTAATCGTTTAGGAGCCGTATTTTTGGGGGGTTGTGCTTCGAGTGTTGAGTGTATCAAATGTCCGGCGGATCAACAACACCCAACCGCGGGAACCCACCGCGTGACCCGCCGGACGTGGTGTAGTGTAGCAGGCAAATGGCGCGTGGCAACAGGGTTTGTTGATGCCTGCTGGTCGTTCGGGGCGGCGACAGATACCGCCGCAGGATGTGGCCCGCTACTGGCAGTCGCGTGCTGCTGGTATGGCGATCAAGGATGCTGCCGCGGTTGCCGGTGTGCATGTGAATACGGCGTCGAAGTGGGAGGCGAAACGTAGGAAGGCGCAGGCTGAGATCAAGTTGGCTGAGGTGGAGGTGGGTGCGGTTCGTAAGAAGCAGGGTGGGGTGCAGGCGGAGGCGTGGAAGGCTGCGATGGATGTGGCGGATTTGCCGCCGGTGATTCCGTATGAGCGTTTGTCGCCTGAGGCGCAACGTGGTTGGGATGATTTCGACTATTTTCGGCGCAGGTATTTGGGTCGTGTCCCGTCGCCGTGGCAGGTGGATGCGGCGTACAAGATTGTGGCGATGTTGGAGTCGCCCGAGAAGGAGTTTGCGTTGGTGAACTGTCCTCCTGGTGCAGGGAAATCGACGCTGTTCCATGATGTTGCGGTGTGGATGATTGTCAGGAATCGGAAGATTCGTGTTCTTATCGGGTCGGCGACGCAGACGTTGGCGAAGATGTATTCGCGTCGTATCCGTGAAACTCTTGAACGTCCGTTTCCGCTTAGCCCGGACCCTATTTTGGTGGAGAAAGGGTTGGCTATCAACGCCGAAGGCTGCCTGTCTATCGATTATGGGCGGTTCAAACCGTCGTCAAGTGGTGCTTTGTGGCGTGCCGAGGAGTTCATCGTCGAACAAGAAGACTTGTCAGGGTTGGACAACAAGGAGCCGACCGTCAGTTCGTATGGTATTGATTCGGAGTTCATCGGGCATCGCGCCGATCTCTGCCTTTTTGACGACGTGGCGACACCGGAGAACGCGAAAGAGTCGGTTGCCCGCGACAAACTGTTGGACAGATGGGACACGGTAGCGGAGGCACGCTGCGATCCGGGTGGTTTGTTGGCGGTGATTGGGCAACGGTTGGGGCCTGGTGACTTGTACGCACATTGTCTCGCGAAAGTGACGTACGAAGAAGACCCTGACACGTATGACGGTTCGGATGTCACCGACATTTCGGATGCGGTGGAGCCTGAGAAGCGTGCGAAGTACACGCATTTCGTCTACAAAGCGTATTACGAAGAGTTGGATACGGGCAGGGAGTCGAAGAAGACGACTGCCCCACCGTGGCCCGATGGTCCCCTGTTGGACCCGTACAGGTTGTCGTGGAAAGACTTGTCGTATCTGAAACATTCGACACCAACCAAGTTCCAAGTCATCTATCAGCAGGAGGATTTGGCGCAAGGCCAGTATTTGATTGAGCGGGTGTGGGCGACGGGCGGCATGGGGCCGGACGGTGTGCTGTATCCGGGGTGTATCGACGGTGATCGGCGACCTGGGTACGTTCCTGGGGGGTTGGAGCCGCCGGTGATTTCGATTGCTTCCGTCGACCCGTCACCGACGAACTTTTGGGCGGTCCAATGGTGGCTGTATCAACCGAAAACGAACCTCCGGTATCTGATTGACTGTGAACGGACGAAGTTGACTGCCGAAGAGTTGTTGGGGTTTGATACGAGTTCGCGTGAATACGGCGGAATCATGGAGGTGTGGCAAAACAGGTCGTTCGAAGCCGGCTACCCGATTTCGCATTGGATCGTGGAGGTGAACGCCGCGCAACGGTTCTTGTTGGCGCACGATTTCGTGAGAAAATGGCAGGCTTTACATGGGGTCAATGTGATTCCGCACACCACGTCACGGAACAAACTAGACGAGAACCTGGGTGTGGAGGCTCTGTTGCCGCCTTTGTGGAGGGCGGGGCAGGTTCGCCTGCCGACGATGCGCGAGAACTGGAAAACGTTGGCTCTCATCGAGGAAATGTCAAGTTGGACCCGCAACAAGAAGAACGGCACCGACTTGGTGATGGCGCATTGGTTCGCCGAGTTGCACATGCCGCAGTTGGCCCCGTTGAAGGCACCACCCCGCCTGTGGCGTCCGTCTTGGATTTGATGTAGTATCCTGATGGCGCTGTGCGTTCACTAGAAGAAATCGTCGAACTGTACCACCAGCGCAGGCTCGCTGCTGGGCCGGTGCATGAGCAGATGCGTCGCGTCCGCGACCTCGCCAACGGTGATGTCGTCGTTCCGTTGAACGAGTTGGACAAGAACGCGAAAACGAACGTCGCGAACCTCCTGGTACAAGGTTTGGATCAGATGTCGATGCGTGTCTCATCCACGATGCCCTCCCCGTATTTCCCACCCGTCAAAGAAGGGTCGGAGAATGCGAAGAAGATGGCGCGTATGCGCAAGAAAGCCATGCTCGGCTTTTGGGACGACAACAAGATGCAGATGAAACTGCGTCGCCGTGCCCGACACCTGCTCGCCTACTCGCAGTCACCCGTGTTCATCAAACCCGACTTCGGCACCCTGATGCCACGTTGGGAGGTCCGCAACCCGTTGGACACGTTCGCCGCACCGATGGAAGAAGACGAAGTGGTGCCCGAGAACTGCATCTTCACCAGCCGTGTCACGGCGAACTGGTTGCTGAAAAACTACGGGGATTTGGTGGCGAACCAGTTGCGGTTCGGCAAAATCGAATCCGACTCCCGATACACGCTGCTCGAATACGTGTGCGACGATTCGCTACAACTCATCGTCTTGGGTGCCGAAGACAACCCTGGTTTGAACGTGTCGGAACGCGCAGGGTTGGAAGCGATCCTGTTGGAAGCAATCCCGAATCGGACGGGGATGCCGTTGGCGGTCGTGCCGCAACGCATCACGCTCGACAAACCGCGCGGACAGTTCGACGGCGTGTTGGGAATGTATTACACGCGTGCCCGCCTCCAAGCACTCACCGAGATCGCCATCGAGCGCGGCATCTTTCCCGAAGAATACTTGGTGGCACGCCCCGGTGAGAACCCCGAAATCTTGCAGATGGCCGACGGCAAATCAGGCATCTTGGGTGTCGTCAAAGGTGGCGACATCCAACAGTTGCAACTGAATCCTGGCTACAAAACCGACACCGCCCTTGACCGTCTAGAACGCCAAGAACGGCTTGAAGGCGCGATACCCGCAGAGTTCGGCGGCGAGTCCGCCACCAACATCCGCACCGGTCGACGAGGCGAAGCAGTCCTGTCCGCAACCGTCGACTACCGAGTACAAGAAGCACAAGAAATCTTCGCGAACTCGCTGCTGCACGAGGACAAGATTGCGATTGCATTGGAGAAAGCCTATTGGGGTGACACCACCAAGACGTTCTTCCTCAGCGGTCGTACGACACAAGGACAAGAAACGTACGTGCCGAACAAAGTGTGGCAAACCGACTTCCATTACGTCGCGTATTCGGCGGCAGGATCGGACGTGAACTCGCTCATCATCGGATTGGGGCAACGTTTGGGTGTCGGTTTGATGTCGAAAGAGTCGGCACGTGAAGCCGACCCGCTCATCTCCGACCCCGACTTGGAGCATGACCGCATCATCGCCGAAGGCGTCGAGTCGGCCCTGCTGCAATCCATCCAGCAGCAGGCAGTCAACCCGCAAGGCCCGTATCAACCCGAAGACCTCGCGTATCTGACTAAACTCGTCGTGGAGCAAGATGTCTCACTGTTCGATGCCGTCACCAGAACCGACGAACGGGCAAGGGAACGACAAGCGGCAGCGATGCCTGTGGGTTCACCCGAAACCATGCCGGGACTTGCCATGCCTGGGATGGGTGCCGAAG